AAATATTCAAATGGTATAATAATATTAGATGATGAAAAGGAATTAAAAAAAGAACCAAAAGAAGAATTAGTAGAAGATGTATTACAAATTTTAAATGTATATACAGCAAAAATGAATGGATTACGAAAATACAAAAAAATTTAAATATAATTTCTTTATATAATTATAAGAAAATATAAGGTTTTTCCCAATTGTTTTAGTTGTTTTTGTCCTAATAATACTTCTAATGGAATTCTTCCCATACTATCCATTTTTAATCCCAATTCATTTATCCCATGTCTTAAAATCCAAGACATAGTTTGGGATATTTTTTTTTTATTAGATTCATCAACTGTGTTAAAATTTTTTTCTATTGTCTTAATAATATATTTCAAATACATTATTAAATATAAAAATCAATTTTTTTATTTTTTATTATTAGTCTAGTCTAAATATATATCAAAACTATTTTCCAAATGTAAATTCATTTTAATCATTTCTTTATGAACTTCTAATTGTGATTTAATAATTTGAATTTCATCAGAATCAGATAAATGAGTTTTTATTAGATAATCAATCTCATCCCTAATTAATTTATCAATTTTTAAATTTTTTTTGCCATATTCTTCAAAATCATTATTATTATTACCCAAATATAAATTTTTAATTTCTGAATTTATATTTTTTTCTAGTTCTTTAACCATAAAATTTGTTTTTTTCTCAATTTCAATTATTTGATTCATTTCAGTTTCATTAGATTCATATTTTTTAAATAATTCTTCCACATAAGTTGATTCAATAGAGTACATTAGCAAAACATTATCAAAATATTTTAATTCATTATGGTAAACAATCCAAAAAATTGATTTTATATTATCATTAATTACATAATAGTCATTCATTAAATTTCTAATAGTTTTTTTGCAAATTTTATCTTTATTTTTTAATATAAAATTATGTATGTGAACTTTTGCGATGTTTGTAAATGTATTTATTAAACTATAAAATGACATTTTTTTTGTTAATTCATTGGATATTTTATCGTAATTTAAGTTAATATCTGGATATAGTCCATTTATTTTTTCAATAAATTCATCAATTTTATTCTCAATTAATGTATATTCAAATAATTCTACATTATCATCATAATTATCAGTCAATTCTAATATTTGTATCATAAAATTTTTTATATTATAATTTTCATTGGGTTTCAAATTTATTAAATCATTATAAGATTTGGCAATATTATTTATTTGATTTAATATATTGTTATTAAATTTTTTATTAGTACTATTAAAAAATTTATTACTTGTATTAAAAATTTTATCGAATTCAAAATAATAATTATCAAATTCATCAAAAATACCAATATAATTATTTAATTTATTATCATTCCAATCCAATATATGTAAACAATTTTTTTTTTGTGGTATAATACCGGATAAGCGTAAATTTAAAATTTTAATTAAATTATCTTTGGTTATTTCATCTGGCTCATCTGACTCATCCAAATTATTAATTTTATTTTTAAAATCTTCAATATGTGTTTGTTTTAACCTAATCAAAAAATCTTCATTAATTTCAGGAATTTTTAAATTTGTTCTGAATAAAAATGTCATTTTTTGATACTGGATATTAATTATATATCTTGTGTTATATATTATTTACATTATTGTATTAGTTTTAATGTTTTTTTTTCAATTTTTTATGATTCTTGAAAATTATTTGTTATTGTGCTTAAATTATCATTAATATTATCAATAGGTATTGTAAAAGATTCGTCTTCAATAATAATTGAATTTGATATTATTTTTGACATTTCTTTATCAGATGGTTTAAGTATATTTATTTCAGACACCATATTTGTTGATTGAGTTGGTTTAATTAAATCTTGATTTTTTTGAATAATTTTAAAACTTTCAATTGTTTCATTATCTAAATTATTTTCATCAGTTGGTTCATTAGTTTCAATATTTTTGATTATTAATAAATTTTCATCACCTAATGTGTGTGTATATTTGTCATCCAAATTATTATTATATTCAATTGCTTTCCAATACCAATCAAATCGTTTATCTTTGGTATTATTATTTTGAATAAATATATTAGTATTTGTAAATAAATTTTTAAAAATATCTTTAAAATGACAATTAGTAATTTTTATTGTGATACCAAAATCTTCAAATAATATTTCTTTTCCAACCACATAATTTGTGTTTCTACAAAAACAATTAATTTGTAAATATTTGATATTTTTTTTTTGTTCTGCATATTTTATTGGTTCCAATTCAATTTGCCTATAAATTAAATTTTTATATTCTTCTACTAATTCCATATTTAAATCTAAACATATATTTCTTATTTTATTTATAATTGGGTTAATCAATTTATCAATAAAACCCAATTGTGTTGATAAAATAGTATTATCTCTCCTATTAAAGTTATTTTCCAATTCTAAACCTAAATTAGCCAAATTAGCCAATAAAAAAAATTTATTTGAATTATTTACAAATTTTACATTAATATTAAATAATTTATGTGACACAAATGTATTAATTTCTTCAATTATTTTTGGAACAAAAATATTTTCTGGGGTTTGTAATTCATTTATTAAATCGTAAATTGAAATATTCATAATATATATTTAATAAACATATGTTTTTAAATATAATTAATTTTCACACTTGAATTCAAATTCATCAACCAGTTCTAACTTGAATTTTGATACAAATTCATCCAAATTAAAGTTAGGATGTGGTTTTGAAGTAGTCAATTGGATATAATCTTTTTGTTTGAATAACAATACTTGATATCTATGTGGGGATGAATCAACAGGTGGATGTGGTGGATAATAATCTATTTTACACCTTTTACAGCGGGGACACTTTTAAATGACACGATTTTTTAGTAAATAAATACTTCACCGCCTTATTAATATAAAATGTCCCAACTTGTTATAATTGGTTTTTTATGTAAAAAAAATTCAGACTTGTAAATCTGATTTTGTTTCAATTCAATTCCATCAATTTTAATTTTCATCAAATCTAACTTATTTATAATTAAAATATATAAATTTAATTATTTTAAAGAAAAAAAAAATATAATTGAGATTTATATATAAATAATTTTTATGGATAGAAATATTTTTCTTATAGTGCTAATTGTTATTTTAGTTATATTTTATACCAACAAAATGTTTGAAAATTATACTTCTGGTTCCTATGATATAACCCCTAGTATTACAACTGATATGGATTGGAATGGAGCTATCTTATCAAAATATCCCTATTATACTAATAACTTAGTAAATCCTCCTGCTGATGTTTTAAAAAAAATTCAAGAATTACAAAAATATAATCCTGAATCAGATGGACCAACTGATTCAACATATGTTGCTACTGGAATGAATGTTACTAATAATATTGATAATCCTAATAATAGAGAAGGATTTAGTATGATGAATCCTTATATTCCAAATTAATTTATTAGCAGATTTAACACATAAAATTTATTAGTTTTTATTTTTTTTAATTTTTTTGCCTTCATTATATAATGTTTTTTTTAAAGTATTATATGTGTGTTTTTGAAAATCTTCACATCTTGCAATTTCTAATTGTTTTCCTTCATCCTTTAAATTATCAATATAATCACCATCTATCATATTATTATATTTTTCTATTATGTCTATTCTATCGCGTAATGGTTTATTATTGGGATTTTTTTCTTTAAGAATATTTATTTGTTCTGTAGAAAATACACATACTTTATCCATTATCAATGGAATATTATCAACATTAGATAACTTCCATTCTCCATCCTCCCAAACCATAAATTTTTCCCTATTAATATCACTTATATATATATTTGATAATTGAGGATATTCAGGATTAAAATGTATTATTTTGAGAACTTCATCAGGTATTTTTACACCGGTAATTGTTGGTTTTTTAATTACTTTATCAATAAATTGTTTTGTGTCAATAATACTTAAATCTTCTTTACCAAAATTAACCATTACAATATTATTATTTTGTATGTTATTTGTTATTTTTTGATTATTGTTTTGGGTATTATTTATAATTTTTTGATTATTATTATTTGTATTGTTGGTAATTTTAGATGTTTTTAATAATTTTGCGGATTTGATAGATTTTGATGTTTCTTTTATATTTATTAATTTATCAATTTTATCCATTAACAATTTGTTTTGTTGTTCCAATTGATTAATTTTATCTTCATTTTTCTTGTCTTTTTCTAATAATAATTTAAAAATATTCTCTTTCTCAATGTCATTTTGTTTTTTTATTTTACATAGTTTAGAATGTTTTGTTAAATTACTTTTAGTTGAATAAATTTTAAAACAAAAACCACAACAAAAACTTTTATTCATATCATTCAATTCATTTAAATCCATATTTTCAACACTTAAGATTTGATTGGAATTATTTGGAATTAATTTGGAATCATTTGAAATAGTTTTGGAATTATTTGGAATGTTTTGGATTTGTTCTATACCTGTTAATATTTCTTCTTTAAAATCATTTAAATTATCTTTATTAGTACTACAGTCAAATACTTTATTTATATGTTTATCATAATTTGATTTTCTATAAAAAACAGCATCACATTTAGGACATTTTCTCTGAACCATAAGTTTAAATTATTGTTAATATATATACTTATTAAATAATATTTTATTTTTAAACACAATTAAATAAATAAAATTTATCTATATATTTTTTATATTTGCTCCAATATTGCTTCAATTTTGCTCTAATTTTGCTTCTAATTTTGCTTCTATTTTGCTTCTTTATTTTTAATATTGTTTACTTATATACTTTTATACTTTTAATTATAATGTTTAATTAGTATAGTGTATTACTTTTTATAATTTTATATCAATTTGAGAGAGAGTTGAAAGTTGAAAAAAATTTGTCTGAAAAGTGGATTTTTTGAAATTTTCAAAAAAATATTAAATTAAAAAATTAAAGTTATAAATTGAATGAGTTAAAAAAATATTAAGTATAAAATTATAAAAATATAATTGTATTTGTCATAAGATAATAATACAAAAGATAAATAAATCAATTAAATTGAATCAATTATAAAAAAAAATTCAATAAAAAATTGTTAACCAAATTATTCTAAACACATATTTTCAATAGTTTCATTTAACTTTTTTAAATTGTAATCTAATTCTTTTTTAACTTTTCCTATTCTATATTCACATTCTTTATATTCATCAGAATTTAATTTATATTGATTTAATTCTTTGTTTAATTTATTTAATTGCCTTTCAAACCAATCTATTCTTGATTGAATTGAATCAAAATCATTAGTTTTATAAATATATTCATTTGATTCTTGTTTTTTCTTTTTTTTACTTAATTCATTATTAAGAATTACTTCCATATTATCTTTTTTTAATTTTTTTTCGCCATCATTAAACATTCTTATGTTATTAATTTTTTGTTTTATAACATTACCTACTGATTCTTCTATAGTTCCTTTACAAAATATAATTAATTGCTCACAATCAGTTTTACCCATAGCCCTATGAATTCTTCCTAAAACTTGAATTAAATCTTGAGCAGACCAAGTAGGAGAAATGATGGAAACCCTGGGAAACATACCCAAAGTATCATGAAGGCTAATTCCACATCCACCACTACTTATATTACAAATAATGATTCTAGCCTTATCAGAACAAAAGTCCCCGATAGCTTTGGAACGTTCTTTTAGTGATTGTGACCCCCAAATAATGCAATTTGAATTTAGTCTGGATGATAATTGTTTAATTGTTTCGGTAAAATTAACAAATATCGCAATAGATTTACCTTGGGTTAAATATTTTAATGTAAGTTCACAAATAGTGTCAATTCGTAGCAACTCAATTTCCTGTCTAATTTTTTGAATCCTTCCAATTCCATTGGATTTTTTTGCTTTGGATGTGGATTCAGAATCTACAATATCTAAATTTGCTTTCTCATCATCATATTCATTAGTTCCATCTATATTAATATCCAAATCAGGTTCTGAATCTGAATCTGAATCTGAATCTGAATCTGAATCTGAATCTGAATCTGAATCTGAATCTGAATCTGAAT